ATGAGTTACGATACAGTAGGTTCGTTGCAACGTATGCAACAATTAGAACAAGCACAAGCAGCATCAGGAAAACGTTTAGTGCTAAAAAGAATTAATTCTACTCTAGATATATGGTTAATTATTATTGCATTTATTTTATTAATTCCAACATTAGGATGGTCTTTTGTACTCTATGCTCTTTATTTTGGCATAAGAGAAATTTTCGCTAAAACATACTTAGTTCAAAACGTAGCTACTGGTGAAAAATTCAAAGTAGATAAAGAGGATTTCAAACAATACAAGAAGGATTTTAAGAAGAAGGAAAAACAAGTTAGAAAGATATCTGATTTGAAATAAAAAAAAAGAAGAACGCCTTTTAGTGAGGGTAAACGTTCTTCTTTTACTGTAAATTCACTTAAATTTCTTGTGCTACAACTATACCAGTATCTCCATGTGCATTAGACGGTGCTCCACCACCATCACCAATACTGATATAATCAGGTCTTGCAGGTGCTCCACCAGTATCACCACGGGTTGAATATTGATTCGATTCATTAAAACTATTTAAGCTAATTGCTAGAACACCAGCAACTACTAATCCTGTTACTACTCCACTAATTTTTTTCATTATTTCAAAGCCCCTTTTTCTAAATGTTTTTTACTTGCGTTATTACTCATATAGAAATATTGACTTGCCTTTAAATAGTTACCTTCTTCATGGAATTTGATGGCTAATTTTTGACTGTATTCTATTATACATTCTAGTAAATTTACACTTTCAAAATATGAAATTCCTTCTAATACAGCTTTTTCTAATTCAATTGTATTCGAATCTTTATTTAATTCTTTCAATATCATAAAACGATGTAGAAATTCCTTATTTTTTAATTCATTACAAATTTTAATTCCCGATGCGATATAGCTTTCTGCTAGTTCGATTTTACCTAATTTATAACACTCCTCAGCCATAGTAAAAACAGCTTTATAATGTTCAGGTAATTTTTCGACAACTTCAGAAACATGACGAATGGCTAATTCAGATAAATTTTGACTTCCATATAACCATCCAAAGTTACTTCTAATCATTAAAATATATTTTTCGTGCTTTACTTTCTGAAATATATTTAAAGCAATATTGAAACTTTCTTCTGCTAATTCAAAGTGTTTTAATTCAATGCAACATAAGCCATATACATTTTCACATAATGCAACATTAATTTCATATTCGGAGTGTTTTATAAATTCTTCTTTTGCTTTTTGAAGGTATTCAATGGATTTTACTTGTTGGTATGTGTGATAGTAAAATTCACCTAAACGATAATTAAATTCAGCTTTTTCAAGAGGGTTTTGAATATATTTTAGTAGTGTTTCTGCTTTTTCAAACTGTTTTTTTGCTTCTGTATAGTTTTCGGTGATTCTAAAATAGAATGCTTTGAAGAAATGATAGTAATATGCTAAAAATCCCTCTTCAGCAACTTCAAAAGATTCTACACTATCAAAGCTATCTTTTTTAATATTTAACCAATCTGTAAGCACCTTGTATCGAAAATCTAATAGTGCATAATACAATAATATGTCTTGATCTGTTTCTACATGATTGATTTTATTATCAACTTCTTCTTTAAATCGTGTCGCTTTCCCCACTTGTTGTTGCAACATTGATTGATACCAAGTATCTAATGAATGCTTGATCTTTTCTTTGGTTACTACATTTGTGCTCATAACAAGCCATCCTCCTTATTCTATCTGTAATTATCTAAATATTAACACATTTCCATGGAATTAAGTGGTAATCATTATTGAAATACATATTGATAAATATTTTTTGAAGCATTGGTTTAGGGAAATAAAAAAAGCTGACTCCTAAGAGCCAGCTTTTTATTTTTATCGAATATCAAAATGTTTTTCTTCCACATAGTTCTTATTGTCGATAGCAAGCCATCCATCTTTTCTATAATAGATGTCGTAAGTTGCAGAACCATCAACCCTACCAAGAAACGGACCATTAGGCGCTTCATACGTATTAATTCCATATCCAGTAGGATATTTAGAATAAGCATGAAACCATTGCACCTCAAAATGTTCTTGCTTCGCCCATTGATTCGGACCAAAACAAAGCATGTTTTCATTTCCACCATACCAAACACCTTCAAGAATTACATGTGGTGTTTGGTCATTAAAACGTTCTCCAGTAAAGTTACCATCTGGTGCATCATAAAGATTAATTCCATATCCAACAGGATATTTAGAAACAGCAATTCCGATGCCTATATTTCGAGATGAAGCGATTGTGTTTATATCATCACCAATATACCAATCTAATGTTTTATCTCCCCGTAATAAATTAATATCTACTCTTCCAATACCATTGATATATCCGTTATCAGTGTATTGCCAAATATCACATGGATATGCTGGTTTGACTTGTGGTTGTCCATCATTTGTTCCGTAACGTGGTAACCAAATAAAATCCGCTTTTACATTTTGTAAATTATATTGATTATACATATGATGCGATACATATAAACCGACTTTCCAACCTGCAGCCTTACAAGTATCAATAAATGCTTGTGATGCCTTTGCTAAGTCTCTCAAGTTACCCTTACTTTCCATAGATGCTACAGTATCATCTTCCACATCTAAAACAAGAAACTTAGCATTCTTATTAACTCGATTCAAGAAGTCTTTTGCTTCCACAATTGCATCATTCACACTAACATAGCAGCCATACGCATATGCTGCATGTGGGATACCTCTAGCTTCTAAATTTTTCACGTGTTGATTATATAATTCATCTACTTTATTTGAACCATATTGCACACGGCAAATTGCTAATCCCAATTGTGGCGCTGCTACATCCCAATTAATTTTATCGTTAAATTTTGAAATATCTACAATGTATTTTTCTGTCATTATTCAACATCTCCTTGTTCATTTTCTTCATGATCTGACCAAATTCCTAATGCAATACCAACGGATAATACATAAGGTGCTAATTCATCTAAAAAGCTTTTTGCTTCTGGTAAGCCGAATTTAGTGAATAGAAATCCGACCAACGAAAAAACCGCAACCCATGTTTTCCAGTTGCGGAATCGTTTCTTAATATCTTGTTTGCCCATTATTTCCCCCTACTTCCCTACAAATTTAAAAAGCAATGTAATGGCACCAGCAATAATTGAACCAATTACGGTTGTTCCTATCCAAAATACAAGCCTATCTAAACGATCTACACGTAAGTGAGCGCTTTTTGCTGATTGCTGTGCTTCTATTGCAAGTTCCCTCACGTTGCCAAGACCATCAATTTTTGTTTCTACTCTTGTTAATCCAATAATTACTTTAGTGAAATCATCATGATTTTCTTGTTCCGGCAATTTTTTCATCCCCTTTTTGGCAATAAAAAAGAAGCATCGTTTATGCTCCCTTTTTATTGCTATTTAACTGATCATCTCCTTTACTGCTTACTATTACTTAATCGGATATGATAAAGAAAATGATACATAGCGAGTTTGTGCTTGTGGAAGATAAGTAGAAACCCTTCCATCTTTATGAACTACTACAGTAGCTGCAACCGGATGGTTTGGATTATTATCTAAAAATGCTGTAGCAGCAAAATATGAATCTTGGTGTGGTGCAATATCTGGTGTGATTCTTGTGAATACTTGTTGGTTTTTAACCAATCTAATCGCACCTGTCATGTGAACCCAGTTTCCGTGTCTACGGAGCATTGGAGGTGTATCAGTGTCGGCTACTGCATTTGTAATCGCTAATTCCTCCCATGCTACATCATCCATATAAAAGAGTCCTTCGCCATCCATCCAAACACTGCTTTCATAACTACCTTTATTTAAGAAGATAGCTTGTGCTTCCTTATCCTCACTGAAGAATCCTGGAATTAATCCGAATTGTTGTTGAATCTCTTTAATTACCTCTTGTTTTAATTCATTGTTAGTCATTATTGAACATCTCCCTTGAATTTTTTTGTTTGATTTTTTGATTCTCTTTAATCGACTCTTATTTATCCTTTTCTACATTGTTCTCACCCCCTTTCGAGCAAAATAAAAAGAGAGACGATTGTCCCCCTTTATAATCACATTTAAACATATACTTTAAATACCACCTTTTATTATCAATCCTAAAACTGCCATAACTATTGCACTAATAACAATTCGCAAAATCCATGTTGTATTCATACTAATTTTTTCTAACTGCCTATTAATTGTAGAAATGTCTTTTTCGTTAATAGTTGTACGAGTTTCTAAATTGCGAATATCTCTCATGATTTCTTTTTGTTCCGTTTTTAGGCTGTCAATTTTTTTATATACGTCTTCCATACGCTCACATCCTCCGTTAATCTTAATAAGTCAATCCTTATATATTATGAGACAACCCTATTCATTGTGAATGTAATTCAGATGTTTGCGTATCAAAGCCGTATTTTATCCAAAATAAAAAAGCCTACTTCTGCACACCCTTTTTAAACCGCATTATTTTCATCTAAACCTTTTGATAACTGGGTAACAGTAGCTCTTGCTTCCCAGACATAAATCTGATCTTTGTCTTTATTGTTATAAACAACTTTGAATTTTTGCCCTGCTGTAAAGTACCACTGAAAACTACCTGTCATCCTAACCCATTTACTTACATAGCCCGTAATTTCTCCTGCAATTTCATGTTCTTCAATTGTTTTTCCACTTGCATCTAATATGTGGATTTCAAGTATATGTTCAGCATCCGCTGTTTGGGCTAATGCAGACAGGTAAGCATGTACATCATAGATACCACTTTCTTTAATGTGAAATAGACCACCAGAACGGTCTACACTTCTATTAAAACCCCAACGAGGAAGATCATTAAACTCTACAATCCACTTTCCGCTATTGTAGCGTTTTTCTTTATGAAACCAAACAGCCACATTAGAAGGAGCTTGAAGTTTATTGTGGATTAAGAGATCAGCTTCAACTTTAACTTTTTTATATTTCGAGTCTTTACTAATAACTAAGGCATCAGTTTCTTCTTCTAAAATTGATTTACCATTCAAAAGTAATCTCTTCTCATCAAAACTCCATGATGCAAACAGTTTTTTCACATCTTCAAATGATGGATGTTCAACCCACCCTAACCAACCTTTTGCATCATCAATATAATTAGTCCAGAGTTTATTTTGGTAATCTTTCGCAAAAATAAATCCGTAAGTAGGGGAATTTATAAATGAGATACCACGCCAAGATTTAGCATTAGGTGTATTTCCTTGTACACTTCCATGACAATAAATTGTGTTTATCCCTAGCCCTCTGGCTACAATTTCATCAAGAATATTTTTTGTAGGATCACTAACCGAGATTAACGCACCGCCTACATCTGTTGTGATTTTGGGTACTTGAACATTATTTGCATTAATTAATTTTGTTAACTCTACGATTAGTTTATTCATGTCATCAATTTCTTTTCTATATCCTGCTACTTGTTCCAATGCTTTTTCAAAATCAGAAATATAACTTTCCATTTTAATATTTCCTTCTTTGACATCTCTTCTTAAAACAATTCGGATATCGGGTGTACTTGTACGTTCTGAATCTCCCTTTTCTATAACAAAATAAGCCATCCATTCGTTAGAAGTTGAGACTGCTTTAGCAGGTAATATATATTCAATGATTCCATTACTCACATCAATAATTTTGGCATCATCCCGAATAAACTGTTTATTATTTGTTGCTTCATACTTTGCTACATATCCAGTTAAATCAACTACTCTACCATTATCTTTTAGATATACAGTTAGTTTTAAACCATTTTTATCATTTTGGCGTGAACGAATGGTTTTGGTGAATACTGGATCAGCTAAATCAATTGTAATTACTTCATTTCTCATCTCGTTACGCTCCTTTCAATCACACCATTTTTAAGACGTCTAGGTGGTCTTCTCGTGCGTTTTGGTCTTCCTCTATGCTTTACATTTCCTTTTGGTTGTTGTGGCTCTATTTTTTCAATTCTGGTATCAGTTTTTGTAACATACTCTTGAACCCCTTTTGTTAATTGTGAAAGCATACCATATAAACCTACGCCTGTTTCTTCATCTTCATTCGGAATAACTAAACCATAATGTGTTGGAATTGCATCAGTGGTAATTGGTGGCTCTCCTTCTTTTCGATTCATACGCATTTCATAAAGCTTTGGAATATCTGTTTTCAGATTGTATTGTTTAATATCCCAATCCATGACTTTCTCTAATGCACTAAATTGTATATCTCGAATATTAGTCTTGTATTTTTTCTTTGATGATACTTTAAAATCAGCAGCTAAAATCCCACCATAAAATGAACCAGTGCCAGACATAACTTGAAGGTATCCATTTGCAGAATTAGAATTTCGTAGCAAAGAATACTGAAGCACTAAGTCTGTATCACCGCTAGAAGCAGTTTTTACCGAAAAGATTCTCTTTCCGTTTTGATGAAACAGAAATCCTTTTCCTGCTGTAAAATGCATATTCTCTTCAGTTGCTTCAAGCATGAGATTCTTTTTACTTTTCGCTGCGAAATCTGTTGCAGCATAAAAATTCATGTATGAATATAATGCATCTATATTTAAAGACTCTTCTGCTTTTATACTCATCTTTCCATTTTGGTCAAAGAAAATATTTGCTGAAAAGTACAGATCTGTTTTACTTCCGCTTATATACCCTCTTGTGATACCAATACCGCCAGCTTTGGGATATGAGTCAGATTGTTGATATATTGCTACTGCCCCTTGTGAAGCGGTTATATCATCGTTTCCGCCTAAAAAGATAGTGGGCTGCATTTCTTTTCTTGAATTTATATAATATCCTAAAAACATACGGGTAATGTCTGACTCAAACAAACGTATAAATTGTTTTGGCTGTAATATTCTTTAACTGTTCTCGCACTTTACTACTTGAGATACCTTCATACCAAGAATACGCTGAAATAGTTCCATACATATATAAGTCTGCTTCTTCAGTATTAGCGCTATTAAGTACCTCAAATCTATTTTTGATTTTCGGGATTTCCGTTACTGTCATTCTCATCACCTCCCTTTAATGCTGCTGCATTTTCAACTGATTCATAGTTTTTCGTAACATACCGTTTATTTGCCCATTCCTCATTAATTGCTTCACGTCCTAACATCCGTAAAATATCATTAATTGAATTTGCACCAATTCTAAAGAACACATCACAAGCACTTGCTAACTGTGTAATATCTACATATTTAATACGACTCGTATCTACTTTTAAATATGTTCGTTCTAAGTACTCTTCCTTCTTATAAAACTTACGATTTATTTCATCTGCAATAAGTTCTACAAGCGGATTAATACAGAACATAAGGAAATTATCTGTTTGCTTGGAGACATCGACAACATCACCTTTTAACATTCCTTTTGGTACATGAAAAGCCATTGAAACAAAATCAATAATGTCATCAACAAGTGCTTTAATATCTCGACTATCTAATTTATTTCCTTTGGAAGTGTTACTAAAATTCTCTAATGTATATCCATCTTGTAATTGGAACACAGCACCTGCATTATCTGCTTCAAAAAACGCTTTAAACTGTTCATTGAACATAGCATCCATTTGTTGTTGCATTTCTGGTGTGTGCGCTCTTAAAAATTCACCTTTCACCACAACACGCATTGCATTAGAACGCTTATAAATACTTGTAGCAGAAGTAATTAATTTTCCCCAGCTGCTATATAAACCATCAATTACATTCATGATATTTTCATCACTTAATTGAAAATAAAAAACCTCACTCTCTTTAAATACCTTTTCGGTAAAAGTGAAGTTTTTAACAGTAACGCCTTTATATATTTTCTTTTAATGCAAATTCTTCTTTGCTAAAACTGTCTGCAATATATAGTTGATCGTTATGCATAATTACTAAACACTCATTATCATAAATTAAATGGGAGACTAAACTATGCATAAATTGTGAAGCATTTTGGTTTTGGTTGGGCTGCACATTAAATAAATAGTGATTTTCCTTTCGAACCTCTTTTCCTTTTTCAAAGGTTTGAAACTCACAACAAACAAGTGTATTTGCAATTAAATCAACACAAGTATTTACAGCTAGTTTTTTAAAGAAGTAATCAACAGATGCTTCATAAAAACAGCTTTTTAAATCTGCTGTACTCCTTTTTCCAAACAAACCGCCTATCCAATCAATTAAACCCATTCTCTCACCTGCCTTTCTAAGGATACCACCAGCATTTCGGAAAAAAACACGTTAGGGTTACTTTGCACTTTACGTCACAATTGCTCCCTCTACACCTATTACATAGTTAAATCAAAAAAGTATCCTTAATAAAGGATACTTTTTTGATCTAATGTTCTTTTAGTTTTTTTCTCTAAATAAATTAAGTCTTTTTGAATTTATTTTACTATTTCAAACCTTGCACTTGCATCACAATCATTATAGATCGTTCGACCACTAGTACATCGCATTTGTAATGATATCCAACCATAACCTTCATGGTAAATTGTTCCAGTTGCTTCATTCCAATGTGAATCCCTCGGATATATATAACCAATGTTGTAAAGTACTTCATTAAAATAGGAATATGAAGGAACAAATCTAGCATGGATAGTTCTATTTCCAGAACGGTTAATTACAGAATACTTAATATACTTACCATGTCCTACCCAAACGCTTGGTGTAGAATCACAGTTTTCTCCATAGGATAGTATACCATTTCCAATATTATTCGTGGTTGGAGGGCATCTATAAGACTCTGCATTTGCTTCTGATGCTGGTGTTATAAAAGTAAATATAGAGGTAAGTATAATAACCACTCCCAGTATAGCAAACCACTTTTTAAATTTACTCATCAAATCCCACCCTTCCCTTTTTTGATAATTCATAATAACATTACTTTATAGATAAGGTAGAGTCAGCAATTTTTACACGACAAATTTCTTAAATGGGGTAGTATCACATCGCCATCAAGCTAAAAGAACGAGTTATCCCCAAACAATAAATACGAGCAAAATGCACAAAATTTTCGTTATGAGGGTGGTATGAGATTTTAACTTGATGGGCATGGAGCTGTACCCCTTCTAGTAAGTTCTTACTTTAAATGCACCAACAGAAAATGGTTTTGCTTCTGTTAATTCACTATCTTGTGTTAAAGCATGAGTCAACGCAAAGAAACCGTCTGTTTTCCGTTTCTCTTTATCAATCTTGCAATACTCTTTGTTTCCATTTCCTTTTTCATCTACATAAACATTCCCTACATACCAACGCATTAATGGATCATCACCAAATACAATTAATTGTTTAATAAACATCTCATCAATTAATGGTGCTAATTTTGCATGTGTAATCGGGCCTCTTCTCACAACTTCTAAAGGAATCCCCGTTTCCTTGAATTTCTCCTCTAAGATGGAAGCACGGAAACTATCACAAGCGACCTTCTTGATATTAAATATTTTTGCTTGTTCCAGATACCAATTCACAACACGATCTGCATCAATGGATTTGTCATAAACAATCGTACATAATCCTTTTTCTTTTGCGATTTCAATAATGTCGGGGTTGATATCTTGCAATTTTAAGGCCATATGATGAATGAACGTGTGCTGCTTCCAATACCTTTTCCCATCATGTTTAAATAGCAAACCTACAGAACAAAAATCTCGTACATCTGCAAAATCAATACCACCTACTGCATCAATACCTTTTAGATTCTCTGGAAAAGGTTGATCTGTTGCTAATCTATCTTCATAGGTTGCAACCTCTTTTCTAGAATCTTCAACTGGTGAATTCATTCGTTTTGTCATAAATTCAATACGTAATGAACTGTTTTTCTGCATATCGTAGTATTCTTGACGCATTTTTTGTTGTAAAGATGGATTATATCGGTATGATGGATTCGCTTTTTCCCACATTTCTTCATTATCTACTTCTGACGGATCATCTAATTTACAAATGAACGGAAATAATGTGGAATCTGGCAACTCTTTATTTAATACTGCTCTTGCTTCTTCTTTTAAATCATCAAGAACACCACCACGAACATAACCATCTGTAGAAATATAGAAAATACGTGGATCTTTCTTTTTACCAAGACCAGAAGTAAATACCTTTATATTCTTGTAATTGTCATATTCATGTATCTCATCGAAAATAACAATACCAGAACGCTTACCATCTTTTGTTCTAGCATTTGATGTATTGTAGTTCATTTTTGATTTTGTACGTCTATGTTGAATCAATGTTTGAGACTTATAAAAATTCTTCTTCATTTTTTTCTTATGTTTTGGATCATCTAAAACATTGTAAACATCTTCGAATGAAGTTTTTGCTTGATCTTCTGATGTTGCAACAATATCAATATCGTAGTTTGGTATTCCATGATGTGATGTCAGCATAAAAAAACTATCATAACCCATCCAACCATTCTTACCAGCACCACGCCCTAATAAATTAAAAAAGCGATCAAACATTAATCGACCATCATCATAACGAACGCCAAATATAAATGCATTGCAAAACTTCTGCCAAGGGAATAATTGAAAAGGAAAATAAGGTGCTGGAACACTCACTGATTTTTCAATTGCTTCTGCATCTATTACAACGTTTGGTTGATCTAATTTCCATCGTAGAAATTCCATAAGCTGTTTTTGTTCTTTACAAGCTTGAATTTCTCCATTTTCAACCATTCTCATGTAATCATCAATGTAGAGGTGATAATTATACGTCTTCGTCATCATCATCACCCTTATCTACTTCTGTTGCTTTCAATCCTAGTTCTGCTAAAAGTTTAAGCATTTGAGCATTCGTTTTATTTAGTTCACTAATACTTTCATTTTTCTTTTTGCCCCTTTGCTTTCCATTCGACCAATCAACAACAACACCCCTTTCTTCTATATCAAGAATGAGATTGTTTTTAATGTCCCAAAGTGCCATATAGTCAGATACTAAATCAGTATAATGTGCGCCAAATGTTCCGTTTTCTTCTAATTGGTTCATTAAATCCTGTTTGATAGTCTCTTTTAGCTTGTTTATTTTCGGCTTTAGTTTTGTGTGCACCCTTGTTTTTTTAGGTGCAACCTTTTGAACTTTGTGTGCACCCTCTCTTTGCCACCCATATCTCTTTTTCCATGACTTTACGGTATTAATAGAAACAGCATATTTTTCTGCAATGTCCTTATACTTCATACCGCTTAAATAGTCACTGTGAGCGGCTTCTTGAGGTGTCGCATTATTATTCAT